GTAAGGCATATTACGGCCTGTTTACGCTCGATCCTTCGCGGGTTATGATCAAATATAATTCAGATTCTCAATATTTCCTTGAGTCTGATCCTGACAAAATCGAATATTACTACAAAGTCCCAGGTAAGACTAAACCACTATTATTAGAACGTGAGAACATTATCCATCTGAATGATAACCGGGTTGATCTAACTCCTGATACTACAAGCCAATACGACTCAGGTAGTTTTATTAAGGGAACGAGTAAAATTCAATCCTTACAGGCACCACTACAAAATATCAGAGCAGCATACAAGAAAAGGAATATTATCTTAGGTATGCCGATCGGCGTTATGTCAAACGCTAACAAGGATGCAACAGGCTACGCTGTTCCAATGAATCCAACGGAAAAAGACGCGGCACAACAAGCCCTGAGAGACCACGGAGCCCTTCCAATACTCACAAACCTTGCAGTATCATACTCAGATATGAATGTGAACGCTCAAAACATGGGTTTGTTCGATGAAGTCCGGGAGGATGTTGGCCGTATCTGTGACGCTTACGGGGTGCCATTCGAGATATTAGCAAACCAAAAAGGGACAACGTTTACAAACTTGAAAGAGGCCAGAAAGCAAATGTATGAAGAGGGTATAATTCCGGCGGCAAATGAAAAGGCTGATGCTTTGAATGGATTTGTAAAGACTGGATCGAAACCGTGGATGATCAAATCTGATTATTCTCATTTACCTGTATTTGCAGAAGATATTAAGCAGAGGGCAATATCATTGAAACAGTTAGTTGAAGCACTAAGCAAGGCACTGGCGGACGGTGCTATCACGGTAATACAATACCAGGCTGAACTTAATAAGTATGGGATATGACCGATAAACTAAGTGAAAAAGATATTGAAAAGCTAAAGGCTATCAGGGATAAATTGATTAATGATAATAAAATCATAAAGAAATGACCATAGCAGAGATTATTAAAAATAAAGATACACTGAAAGCTCAGAAAATGGGCCAGTTAAAGAAGGCTGATGGCGTTTCGTTTACACTTGACATACCTGACAATGTAACTGTTAAGGCCGTTAATGGTGACGCTGATACATTACAAGTAAAGGCAGCAATCAACACAACGAATGTATTAGATTCTCATATGGATGTACATATTCCCGGATTATGGAGTAAATCACTGAAAGAGAATAAAAACATAATGCACATTCAGGAACATGCTATGTCATTCGATAAGATCATAGCAGACGGCAAAGATTTGAAAGCAACAGCCGAGACAATGACATTCAAGGAACTTGGATTTAATCTGAAAGGTGATACTCAAGTACTATTATTCAATTCAACTGTGAAGCGAGATAGAAATACATTCATGTTCAAGCAATATGCAGATGAGCATGTGAATAATCACTCAGTAGGAATGATGTATGTTAAATTATTCCTTGCTGTGAATGATGATAAGTACGAAGATGAATACAAAATATGGCAAAAGTATTACGATCAGATTGCAAATAAAGCCGATGCAGATTCAAACGGGTATTTCTGGGCCGTCACTGAGGCAAAAGTAATTGAAGGGTCAGCAGTTCCAATCGGATCAAATCAAGTAACACCAACAATAAACGTAACGGAGCCGGATAAATCCACTCCAAAATCAATACAAGAGCCGGTGAAAGCCACTCCAAAAACAAATCTATTGTTATCACTAATAAGTTAATACAATGAGAAAAAATAAAGTTAAATTACAAAATCGAGTGTTAGCGTTTGCCTTGTCATTACTTGGCCTGATCGCTATTACACTTATGATTTATGCCCCGGAGGTTGCTATTGGCATCGCTGGGACTATTGCAATTGTGCCTATTTGGGGAGCCGTGGCCGATAAGACCTTTAAAGAAATGAAGGCCGAGGATGTCGCAAAGCTGGAAATAAATGAACAGATTGAATACTTCAATGAATTAAATGTATTCAAGGGTGCCCAGGTTGATGAGATGAAAACACAACTGAAAAAAGAGCATTCAGAAGCGTTAAAAACATCTATTGAAAAACTCAGAGATGAGATGCAAGCCGATTTTAGATCTCAAATGAAGGTATTCGATGCTCAGGGACTAGCGATTAAAAAGCTATCGGCTGAGATTGGAACAGGAAAAGGTCAAGCCCGCGCCACTCTGAAACAAATCATTGCAAAGGAGTTTGAAACTATCTCTAAAACCGTTAGGGAAACTGGAGGTATCCATAAGTTCAAAGTGGATATGAATGCAAATAAGGCCGAGATTGGACTGGCTACAATTACATCCGACCCTATTGGAATGTTTTTACCTGGTTGGGCTGAGATTCAAACACAGAACAACAGGATTGCACCATCATTGTCACCATTCACATTAACGGCTGATGATCACGGGGTAATTTACTGGACTGACCAAACAACCAGAACCAACAACGCCGCTGCAAGGTCTGACGGATCAGCAGCAGCAGAACAGGTATATGCCTGGACTGGTTACAGTGAGACAGTTGACAATATCAGCGCGATGGTTCCAGTGCATAAGGAAGCGTTAAAGCATATTTCTATCTTAGAGAACGAGATTAAGAGATTGTTAACTGATGATATTGCCGTTGCACTTGATAATTATGCATACACTGGATCGGGTTCAGCCCCACAAATCGGAGGTATTTACACCCGCTCAACTGCATTTGATGCAGCCGTTTATATTGCAGCTGGAGGTTTTGCAGTAGAGAAAGCAAACCTGTATGACTTGCTTGTATCTATGGCAGCTCAGATCATGAAAACTACAAAGTACAATGTTGATACCGCTTGGATCAATCCTTATGACGCTCTGAAAATGAAGCTGAACAAGGATACTAACGGCGTATACACTATGCCACCTTTCGTTATTCCATCTGCAACAGGTGAGATGATTACGGTATCTGGAATGAAGATCATCGAAGCCAACTCAGTTACAGCCGGCACCTGTGTCGTTGGTGATTCGAGCAAGGCAAGATTGTACAGCACTGGGATGGCTGAGATTGAGATAGGTTACAACTTAACCGGTGATTTCTCAAAGCGTATCCTTACCATACTTGGGAACTTGGAAGCGTCATTGCTTATCCGTAATGCGGAGGTTGATGCGTTCCTTAACTCAACTGATATTGACGCTGATATTTCAGGCATCACAAAAGAAACAGCATAAACATAGGAGGAAATAATATGAGAAAGTTAATTTTAGTTTTAAGTTTGCTGTTCGCTGTAACAGCGATGCAGGCACAAATAAAAACATTGGTTTTAAACTCAGGTACGACTTATGCCGAGTATAGTACTGATGTTGTGTTAACCAATGCCGTTGCTCAATACTTTATTGTAAAAGCTGGACAAAATTGGCACACATCGCCATACGTCGCGGTTGCGGTAGATAGTACTTCCGGGAATCATACATCATTGAATATTGCACTTACTGGTAGAATGACCGATCAAACGACCGTATGGACTGCGATCTCAGATGTTACCTGGGATATGGATCATGCCGGGGCCGCCGCTGATACGATAATTATAACAGGAGCTGCTGCTGAAACCTATTACAGACAGTATAAAATTACATTTACTCCGGTCGGGACAGGTACATCAACAGTGACAAATTTCGAGTTTAAACAGTACTTCGGATTACCTTAATCCTTGGTTATGTTAGTAACACTAAATAAAAAGTTTGGTATACATGAAGCTGGCAGCAAGTTAGAGGCTAATGGTTTACTTCATAAGCACCTACTCGCTGGCGGTTTCATCAAGCCAAAGAAAAAGACTAAAAAGAAATGAGTCTAATTGATAAGACATATTTTGTGAAGGATATTAATATTCCTGATTCAGATTACAGTGATTTGACGGCGGTAATTGTCAAGTATGAGAAAGAAATCCTTATTAAATTATTGGGATATGAACTTTATGCTCTGGTAGCCGCTTACGATGTAACTACTTCACCCCAACGGATTAAAGACATAGTTGAGGGTAAGGAATACACCGTTGGAAGTTACATTGTAAAATGGAACGGGTTGACGAATACCGACAAAGTATCTTTGATTGCATATTACGTTTATTATTGGTGGACAAGAAATCAGGCAACGTTGACCGGATCAATTGGCGAGATAAAGCCGAAATCCGAAAATTCAAACAATGCAAGCCTGATACAGAAATCCACTAATGCATGGACGCGGTTGGAAGAACTTTCACAAAGTACGGCTTATCCATATGATTCGCTTTATGCTTTTTTGTCTGAAAATGAATCTGATTATCCGGAGTGGGAATTTACTCCACTTGGTAACGTAAATGGATTTGATTTATGAATTTCGTCGATAGAATAGGTGATGTTGTTGAACAGGTAAGGCTTGCTTATGATAGCGAGGCTGAGGAACCATATTATATGTATGGCCACCCGCTTGAGATATTCAATATTCTATCTAAAAAATCAGAGTCAGAGACGTTTAAGTACAGTAAATACCCGCTCATTGCATTGTTTCAGGACTTCCAAGAAAAGGTTAATCTTAGCGGGACAACGGTTGAGGATGTTACACTTGTTATAATGACCGAAACCAGTCCGAACTACAATGCAACAAACCGATACACAAACACCTTCACACCTACATTGATACCGATTTATGATCTGTTAATTAAATATCTCAAACAAAGTAATTTAGTTGTATCAGATGACGATTACGAGCATACAAAAATAGATCGGTTATACTGGGGAACGGGTGACGAGTTCGGCAATTCGTTAAGAATTGGGAATGATGCACTTGATGCAATTGTAGTTAGTGGATTGAATTTGCGGGTTATGGATTGTAACGAGGCTTCAACTGTGAGGATAACAGAGGATGATAGGATTAGAATAACAGAAGGGTAAAACTATGAGCGGAAAAGCTAAAATAACCGGATATGATGAGTTGGCCGCTGCTGACTTGGCCGCCGGTGATATGATAGAGATTGTTGACGTTAGCGAGTCGGCTGCTGCTGATAAGAATAAGAAGTTTGCATTGAGGGGGTTGAGGCCGTATAAGGTTTATGTTGGTTTGTTAACTCAATCAAGTACTAACGCACCTACTGCTGTTGTATTGGAAAATACACTTGGCGGTATACCTGT